GTTATTTTACGGGGCGTAACCTATGGGGATTAAATATCCTTTTAGGTGAAGAGGGCATGAGATGGTTTAAGGAGTTATTCTTGAACACGAAACTCTTGAATAAAGAGAGTTCGAGAAATCGAAAACTTCATATCATCCATGATCCTGAATTAAAAGAACGTGTGATTGCAATCTTTGATTACATTTCACAAATGGCTTTTGAGCCATTATCTCAATATTTATTTAAAACTTTGAGATCTATCCCTCAGGATAGAACGTTCACTCAGGATCCCAGAATTCTTGATAAAAGAAATGGGGAACTTTTCCATTCATTGGATTTAAGTTCTGCCACAGATAGATTTCCTATAGATCTACAAGTAGATCTATTGGATTCTATTGAACGTGCGGGTAACAAGCCATACCGAGGAATCGGAAAGGCTTGGAAATCATTAATGGTTAATGAACCATTCTTGACACCAGAGGGTAACCTTATCACTTATAGTGTAGGTCAACCAATGGGAGCACGGTCTTCATGGGCTACTTTTACACTGTCCCACCATTTAGTGGTTCAGTTTGCAGCTCATAAATGTGGACAGTACCCTTTCAAGGAATACATCCTGTTAGGAGATGACATTGTTATTTATAATAACGATGTTGCACTAGCATATAAGGAGACAATCAATTCTTTAGGAGTTGATTGCTCTCCAAGTAAATCTCATACGAGTGAAAACACGTATGAATTTGCAAAACGTTGGTTCCGTAATGGAATCGAAGTTTCGGGTGTGCCTCTTAAGGGATTTCTCGCAAACTGGAAAAATCCAGTTTTACTATTCCAAGATATACTTTCATTAGTATATGGCGGGCGAGGACCTAAATCCATTATTAATAGCGTTCAACTTGCTATAGACCTTTTAAAAGGGCTGGGTTATACCAGATCTCAGTTGAGATTCTATTCAAGTATGTTTAATGATATTCGATTTACTTATCGTGTATCATTAGATTTTCCGGACTTTGAACTGTTAAGACAGTTCTTAGCAGATGCTAGTTCCGGGAACGACTATATAATGCCAGCTACTGAAGCAACTCTATTGAAAGAATTCAATAGAACTTCATCACTGGTTGTGAATGGGATGGTAATGAATGTTTGTCATACTTTAAGTAAGTATTACCAAAACTTTAAAAATGGTTTTGGGACATTTATTACTAATTCATCCAGTATAATTAAAGTAGAGGAGTTGTATAAAATACATCCTTTAACTTATGCATTATATTCATCAGTTTATTCTTTTGAAGAAATGAATAAGGCTTTAAATTATACCATGGATCTTAACAGACAGTTAACTACTGTTACTGTTTTAGATCTAGAGAAACTAAGTTTTCAATCGCGTACTGCGATTGATGTGATATTCACATACCGAACTTTTGCTCGGAAACTTAGACTTGCGATGAAGTTTGATCCTTACGAATTGGTAATGAAAGCACAGAGTATGCGCTTTGGACGTTCCTTAATGGATATCCGGTTAGCTTTTCAAAAAGATAACCCTTTACTAAAAACAGGGATGCTAGTTAAGTCGTTAGACCTATCTATGCCAGACTGGTAGAGCGAAAGCTCACGCGGCCCGCCTGCGTTACAAAGGTTGGGAAGGATCAAGATGGTACTAAAGGGTAGTTCCCTTCATCGTCTTGATTGTCTTGAAGGGGTGTGAGCCCAGGAACTCGTGAGAGTTGACTGAACTTCAAGACTG